GATGCTGTATGAAGGGTAAAACAAAGGGTCGCATGGTATGATGAAGTGTCGCGGTATGGGCAAAGCGATGAAACCAGTTGCTATGAAAAAAGGTGGCTCGGTTAAAGATGCTTGTTACAGAAAAGTAAAAGCACAATACAAAGTTTTCCCTAGTGCGTATGCATCAGGTGCTATTGCTAAATGTAGAAAAAACAAAGGTAAATAATGGCAGTCAGAAAGACAGCTAAAGGTGCTGCACTTAAACGCTGGTTTAAAGAAGATTGGAAAGATGTTAGAACGGGCAAAGCGTGTGGTAGAAGTAAAGGTGAATCACGAGGCACTCCATATTGCAGACCTAGCAAACGAGTCTCAAGTGAAACACCAAAGACTTCAGGTGAGATGACATCAGCTGAGAAAAAGTCTCGTATAGCACAAAAGAAAAGTCTTGGTCAGCCAGCAGGTAAACCAAGAAGAGTAGCACCTTTAAAAAGAAAAAGGAATAAATAATGGCAACTTCAGGAACAGCAGTATTTAATTTAGACTTAAATCAATTAGTCGAAGAAGCATTCGAGCGATGTGGTCAAGAACTTCGTACTGGATATGATTTAAGAACTGCTCGACGTAGTTTAAACTTAATGACTGCCGAATGGGCAAACCGAGGAGTTAATCTTTGGACAATTGAAGAAGGTTCTATAGCTTTAACAAATGGTACAGCAACTTATAATTTACCTGCAGATACCATTGATTTATTAGACCATGTGATTAGAACAGGAACAGGCCAGAACCAACAAGATATAACAATATCTAGAATATCAGCAGATACTTATATTGCTATTCCTGCTAAGAATGCAACAGGTAGACCAATACAAGTTTGGATTAATAGACAAGCGACACAGCCATCAATTAATGTATGGCCCACTCCAAACCAAGATAATACTTATACATTTAAGTATTGGAGACTAAGACGTATACAAGATGCAGGTACTGGAGTTAATACTCAAGATATACCGTTTAGATTCTTGCCTTGTTTAGTTGCAGGACTAGCATTTTATTTAAGTATGAAGTTACCTAATGCTGGAGATAGAACTCAGTTTTTAAAACAAGAATACGAAGAACAATGGATGTTAGCTTCAACAGAGGATAGAGAAAAAGCAGACTATAGATTAGTGCCTCGTCCTCAATATTTGTAAGGATATAGTATGGCTGATGATCAAAAAGATTTTGAAGAAAAAATTAAACAATTAAATGCCCGGCTAAACAAAAAAAATTCAAATATTAATGATAAACGCGCAATCGCAGAATTTTTAAATAGGTTTACATTTGAGGGAGAAGGCGGTCGAAGTAAAGAAGACGTTGAGCTTGGAGGAAGAGTTGGTTATAGACATCCACTGAATGAAACTTCTGATTTAGAAATAGGCGCTTCCGGGCATTATGCTAAAGGCAAAGGCTATAAAGATGTAGGTCTAGATAAAGCAGATGCTACTTATACAAAGCGTTTAAAAGACGATGCAGAATTAAGAGCAAGATTTGGAGCTAATTTTAATGAGATGGAAGGTAAGCGCGGACTAGATAAGTTCATGTTAGAGTATGAAAAAAGTTTTAAAAAAGGTGGTAAGGTAAAAGCAAAAGCTAAAAAGACAAACAAACCTAAAGTCCGTGGGCATGGATGCGAAAAAAAGGGTAAAACAAAAGGTAGATTTGTATAATGGGTAAATTTGATCCAGAAGGTTCTGATTTTGATTATGAGTCAGCAAAAAAAGCTGGGATGAAACCTACTATAGACCCTATTGATAAAAAACCTCATTGGGGTTCAGTTGTACCAGCTACAAAAGAAGAAAAAGCAAAACATAATTTACCTAAAGGTTCTTATAAAATTGTAAAAGGTAAGAAGCATAATACCTATTGGAAAGCTGAAGATGCTGAACAAAAGCGTGGAGCTAATGTAGTTAAAAAAGGTGATCGTTATTATTCAGTGCCTGGCATACATATGTCTGAGAAGAATAAAATGAAAAAAGGTGGCGTGGTAAAATGTAAACGTGACGGCATATGTGTAAGAGGAAAAACGAAAGGTAGAATAGTATAATGGCTAATAAGTTTACCTCAGGCAAAAATGCAATAGCCAATTGTGACAGATGTGGATTTCAGTTTAAGTTAAAAGAGTTAAGAAAGTTAACAATACGAACAAACAATACTGAGATCAAAGTCTGCAAAGAATGTTGGGAACCCGATCACCCACAAAATTTACAAGGTATGTACCCTGTAGAAGATCCACAAGCAGTGCGTGATCCAAGACCTGATTTAAGTTTTGTGCCATCAGGTATATATAGTAGTAGAGATATTCAATGGGGTTGGAATCCCGTAGGACTAAATAATCCTTTGCGGTTAGAAGGATTAGAAGACGATTTAGAAGCAACCGGCGGGGTCGGCACGGTTACTGTAATAACAACTTAGGAGTATAATATGAATAAAGATAGAAAAGGCTGTAACCACACTTATAAGCAACCAGAGATGGTTGCAGTACCAAACACAGCAGGCTATCCAGAAAAAGATGTGAAAACAGAAGGTGTAGTCACACGTGGTAATGGTGCAGCAACTAAAGGTACAAAAGCTCGCGGCCCTATGGCTTAAGGATAATTGATGAATTACGCACAACTAGTAGCGGCAATACAGTCTTATACTGAGAACCAGTATAGTACTACTGATATAAATATATTTATACAGAATGCTGAACAACGCATATATAATACAGTTCAGTTACCAGACTTACGTAAAAACGTAACAGGTAATATGACTAGTGGTAATAAATATTTGCAATTACCTAGTGATTGGTTGTCTACTTTTAGTATGGCTGTTATTAGTGCTACTAATGAATACACTTATTTATTAAACAAAGACGTTAACTTTATTAGAGAAGCGTTTCCAGATACAGATTCACCGTTTTATGGAAAGCCAGAATATTATGGAATTTTTGATGATACAGCAGTTATACTCGGCCCTACACCAGATGCTAACTATAGCGTTGAGCTTCATTACTATTATTATCCTGAGTCTATTGTTACTGCCGGTACTACTTGGTTGGGAGATAATTTCGACAGTGCTCTCTTATATGGGGCTTTACTTGAAGCCGCAGCGTTCCTTAAAGAAGAGCCGGATACGGTAGCAATGTATACAGCTCGATATAATGAGGCAATGCAGTTATTACAAAACTTAGGCGAGGGTAAAAACAGACGCGATGCTTACAGAAGTGGGCAAGAAAGGATACCGGTAATTAACCGATGAAAGAAATGAATTTTGGAACGTTACAGTTTGATGTTGTAACGTCAGAAGCAGGACAAGGGCATACGCCTGAACAAATAGCGGAGATGGCATTAGCAAAGATTATTTATGTCGCGCAAGATGCTAATCCGTTAATACGTGAGCAAGCAGAAGCTTACAAAAACCACATTAGACAAGTTCTAGTGCAATATATGAAAAAGGCGATTAAGTCTAATCATACAACCATAGCGAATAAACTGCGTGAAGCAGGGCATTCAGATTTAGTTAAAATTTTGGAGATATAAAAATGGCAATTACTCAAGCAATGTGTACGTCATTTAAAGTAGAATTACTGAACGGTGTTCATGCTTTTGGTACAACGGTGGCTCGCGCAGGTACGACCCCTGATACATTTAACCTAGCATTATATACATCATCAGCTACATTAGATGCGACAACAACAGCATACACAGCTACTAACGAAGTTTCAGGTACTGGATACTCTGCTGGTGGACAAGCACTTACAACAGTTGCTCCAACATCATCAGGTACAACAGCATTCCTAGACTTTAATGATGAAACTTGGACATCTTCTACTATTACAGCACGTGGTGCGTTAATTTATAACGATACACAATCAGGTGATCCAGCTGTAGCCGTATTAGATTTTGGTGGTGATAAAACATCAACAGCAGGTGACTTTACAGTAGTATTCCCAACAGCGGATGCTTCTAACGCTATTATTAGAATAGCTTAATAGGGGGCTAACATGGCTCTTGTTGTCAAAGACAGGGTAAAGGAAACGACCACTACTGCTGGTACAGGTACCATAACGTTAGCTGGTGCAGCAACTGACTATCAAAGTTTTGCTGCCATTGGCGATGGTAATACTACATATTACACCATACAGTTAGGTACAAGTGATGAGTGGGAAGTGGGTATTGGTACATACACTGCATCAGGTACAACTTTATCTAGGGATACAGTATTAGCATCTTCTAACGCGGGTAGCTTAGTAAGCTTTTCTGCGGGCGAAAAAGATGTTTTTGTAGTTTATCCTGCAGGTAAAGCTGTTTATGGTGATGCAAACGGTGATGTTACTGTTGATGGAAATTTATCAGCAAATCACTTAGCAGCTAATGATGGGATTATAGCTCATAATGCAACGATAACTTCTAGCTACACAATACCAGCTGGATACAATGCAATGAGTGTAGGCCCAGTTACTGTAGATCCAGGAGTGACTGTAACAGTACCGTCAGGACAAAGATGGCTGGTACTGTAAATGTTTTCCGATAGCCCATATTCCAGTGCCGCGTTTTCGGCGTTAGGCAATGTTAGTGTATCTGTAGCCGTTACAGGTGTACAAGGTACAACAGCATTAGGAAATGAGACTGTCGTTGCAGCAGCAAATGTAAATGTAACAGGCGTA